AATGAAATTAAAAAATTAATGTATTCAGGATTTTTTATAGATATAGATCTTCCTGATCCTTCTCCTGATATTAATGAGATTACTGATAAGTACAATAAATTAACAGGTGAGAGCGATACAAGTTGGGATAATGATAATCGTTACACTCTTTTAGAAATGCAAGTTGATCTTGATCTAGAAGGTTTTGAAGATATTGGCGAAGATGGAGAACCGACAGGTATTGCACTTCCTTATATTGTTACAATGGATAAATCTAGTAGAAAAATTCTTTCAATAAAAAGAAACTATGAAGAAGACGATGTTACTAAAATGAGAAGGCAACATTTTGTTCATTATCAATATTTGCCAGGTCTTGGTTTTTATGGTTTTGGATTAATTCATATGATTGGTGGTCTTAGTAGATCAGCAACTTCTTTACTGCGTCAGTTAATTGATGCAGGCACATTATCAAATTTACCAGGTGGTCTTAAAACTAGAGGTCTAAGAATTAAAGGTGACGATACACCAATTATGCCAGGTGAATTTAGAGATGTAGATGTGCCAGGTGGTTCTATAGGAGAGAATATACAATTTCTCCCTTACAAAGAACCAAGTCAAACACTCTATTCATTACTAACAACTATAGTTGAAGAAGGTAGAAGGTTTGCAAGTTTAGGTGATTTAAAGATAAATGACATGAGCAACGAAGCACCTGTAGGTACTACACTTGCTTTAATGGAAAGACAGATGAAAGTCATGAGTGCTATTCAAGCTAGACTTCATGCATCTATGCACAAAGAATTTACTATATTAACTGGTATTATTTCTAAGTTTACTTCTCCTAGTTATCCTTATGCAGAAAAACCTGATGAATTTGTAAAAGCAAAAGATTTTGATGGTCGTGTTGATGTTATTCCTGTGAGTAATCCAAATGCCGCAACTATGTCTCAAAGAATTATGCAGTATCAAGCCGCACTTCAGTTAGCACAACAATCACCTGAGATGTATGATATGCCTGAACTACATAGACAGATGCTAGAAGTTTTAGGAATTGAAAATGTAGATAAAGTTATTCCAAATAAACAAGACATTAAACCTTCTGATCCTGTATTAGAAAATATGAATTTAGTTAACATTGTTCCTGTTAAAGCATTTGAATATCAAGATCATGAAGCACACATTGCAGTTCATATGGCAGGCATGGAAGATCCTGAAATACAACAATTAGTACAAGAAAGTCCTTCAGCACAAAGTATTATGGCGGCAACTGAATCACACATTAGAGAGCATTTAGCTTTTCAATATAGAAAAGATATTGAAAGAGAAATGGGAACACCATTACCTCCTCTTGGAGAACAACTACCACCTGAAATTGAAAAACGATTGGCAGAACTTGTTGCTTCAGCAGCAGAAAAATTATCTACACGCAAACAACAAGAAGCTCAACAACAAAAAGCTCAAGAACAAATGGAAGATCCTATTATACAACAAAGAAATAGAGAGCTTGATATACAGGAAGGTGAGTCAAAACGTAAATCTATGGCAGATCAAGCAAAAGCTGAACTTAACAGACAGAAACTTAAAGCTGATGTCATGAAAGAAATGGCTAAAATTCAATCTAAAGAAAAATTAACAGGTACAGAATTAGGTGTTCGTATTGGAGAAGCACTTATTGAAGCTGAAATGAAAGAAGTAGATGTTGACGAAAAAGGATTTGCCGAAGGTATTAAATTAGCTATTGAAATTCAAAAACAAATGGAAATTTTAGAAACAGAAACTAAATTATAATGGCAGAAAAAGATCCAAGGTTAAAAAGAGCAGGAGTTTCAGGTTTTAATAAACCAAAAAGAACTCCTAATCACCCTAAGAAATCTCATGTCGTTGTTGCTAAGTGTGAAGATGGATCTATTAAGACTATTAGATTTGGTCAACAAGGAGTTTCAGGTGCAGGAAAAAATCCAAAAAGTAAATCAGAAAAAGCAAGACGTAAATCTTTTAAGGCTAGACATGCAAAAAACATTGCCAAAGGTAAGTGTTCTGCGGCATATTGGTCAAATCGTACCAAATGGTAGTAAAAGTAAAATGGTAAAAAGGAGATAATACTATGAAGAAAGCAAAAGGAAAAACTCGAATGATGGGTGGTAAGACAGTCAAAGGAAAAACTCGCATGATGGGTGGTAAGACAGTCAAAGGAAAAACTCGCATGATGAGTGGTAAAAAAGTTAAAGGTAAAAAAAGAGGCGGAAAAAGATAAATAAAATTAGGGAGGTTTTATGTCTTATTTAATATCCAATATTCCATACTTTAAGGTATGGGTGAGAAAAGAATTTACGGCTGGTCACGAAAGATATCATGGAGAATTTATTCATGGTTTAGCTGTAGCCGTAAATTGCATTCCTGATAGATCATTATCATTTCAAGTTATATTTACAGGTTGTGAAGAAGAAGACGATAATGTTCATGGTGGTGCTATGTGGGCTCGCATGCCTATACAAGGAATGATGGCAGATATCCCTGTAGAAGACTGGCCAGAAAGAATGGAAAATCATCTATGTCAACCATGGGATTGTATGTCTCATCATCACTCAGTTATATCAATAGACAGAGCATCATCATCACCATGGTATGCAAAAATAGATGGTGAATTCTATATGGCTAAGTATATCTTTACTGTTGATTACACCGAGCATGATATTGCAGACAGTCCTGATCAACATAAACAAAGTCATTTATTGTATTTAAACGAAGGTCCGTGGAAAGGAAATTTAGTTGCTTTACCAAACAATAGAGTAAGAGTTACTAATCCTGCATTGTGGGTTACAGGAGAAGGAGCTCCTGATTTTATGCCTAGTCAAGAAATACACAGTAGTGAAGAGCATGAAAGTTATACTGACTCTAATGTAACATTTAATAACTTATACAAAGAAGATTGAGTTTTTAAAAAAATTATGATTAAATATTAAAAAAGAAAAGAGAAAATAATGGTAAAGAAAAATAGTTTAGTAAACAATATAAATAAAAGAAGAAAAAATAAAACAAGTCGTAGTAAAAAAAATAGTACGATTAGTGCAAAAGCATATTCTAATATGAAATCAGGTTGGAAAAAATAATCCTTGTAATATTAAATTAATCGGTTTAATACTTATATAATATAATAATAGGTTAATTATGAAATATATATTAATAACATTAATAAGTTTGTTTGTAGTAACAGGATGTGCAAGTTCAAATGTATCTGTTACAGCAAATATACCTGAGTCTCAAGAAATTGATATTCGAGTAACTACTAAAACTAAAGACTCAGACTAGCTATACCTGAGGGAGAAGAATGGCAGAAACACAGTTTGGTCTTTTGAAAAAAAAGATCCAAGAAGAAAGAATACAGATTGAAGAAAGTCTTTTGGAGGGAACTGCAAAGGATCATTCTGATTATCGTCATCTAATAGGTATTATTAAAGGTCTATCTATTGCGGAGAGAGAAATAATTGATATAGAAAGAAGGTTTATGGAGGATTAAATGAAAATAACAGACAATAGAGCATTAAAAGAAGAAGACAATTTAGATATATCTGAAGTAAATGAGGCATTTATAAGTGAAGAAATGCACGAAAATATAAAGAATAAGGCGGAAATTGCCGCAGATAACCTAATTAAAAAATCAGAAGAAGCTACAGCTTCTCAATTACCTGAACCGAAAGGTTACAGAATTCTTATTGCATTACCTGATGTTTCAATGAGAACAAAAGGTGGCATATATAAACCTGATGACATATTGCACAATGAAGAAATTGCTACTGTTGTTGGTTTTGTTATGAAAATGGGTGCAGAATGCTACGATGACAAAAAGAAATTTTCGTCAGGAGCGTGGTGTCAAGAGGGAGATTGGGTTGTTTTCCGTGCTTTTACAGGCACAAGATTAAAAATACATGGAAAAGAATTCAGAATTATTAACGATGACAATGTGGAAGCAGTTGTTCAAGATCCTAGAGGAATAGAAAGAGTATGACAGATACACAAACAAACGAAGCAGAAAATTTCGATAATATACCTGAGGCAGATACTTCTTCGGAAGATAGGTTTTTTGGTCTTAAATCTTCAGTAGGTATTGATAAAGAATCTAATATCGAAGTAGAGGTAGTTGACGACAGACCTGAGGAAGACAGAAAGTCGCCAAAAAGAAACACAGAAGATAGTGAAGTAAATGATTTATCTGAAAGTGCAAACAAAAGAATAAAGAAACTAAAGTATGACTACCATGAAGAAAGAAGAGAAAAAGAAAAAGCAGAACGTCTTAGAGATGAGGCAGTTAATTATGCTAAAAATACTGTCAATGAAAATCAAAGACTTAATAGACTTCTTGGTTCAGGACAACAAGAACTTGTTAAGCAAGCAAAACAAAAAGCAGAATTTGCGAAACAAGCCGCTACGCAAAATTATAAAAAAGCCTATGAAGATGGTGATGCTGATGGTATTGCAAAAGCTCAACAAATTCTTACAGAAGCAACATTTGCTAGTCAACAAGCAGAACAAATACCTCAACAACTAGCTAATCAGCTTATACAACAAGAGCGAAATGAAAGAGCACAACAACCTGTTCAGCAACAACCTCCTCAACAACCTTTAGATATTCCACAACCTGATAAAAAAGCAGTTGCTTGGCAACAAGATAATAATTGGTTTGGATCAGATGAAGAGATGACGAATTTTGCATACGGAGTTCATTCAAAACTTATTAAAGAAAATGTTGATCCTACATCAAAAGAGTATTATGATCGTGTAGATAAAAGAATGAGGGAAGTATTTCCTCAAGAATTTGATACCGAGGATTCTTATCAGGAAGTAGCAGATCCTGTAGAGACTCGCAAGTCGCCCAACAGACCACCTAACGTGGTTGCTCCTGCGACTAGAAATAATGGAGCAAGACCTCACAAGGTCAAATTAACTGCTACTCAAGTCACCCTCGCTAGGAAACTTGGTATTACACCTGAACAATATGCGGCAGAACTTATAAAGGAAAAAAGATAATGACAAAAAAAGACATTAACGAAACCCAAGACCAAGCTCAAATAGAAGCAGAAGTGCTAGAAGCCGCAGAAGTGAAAGATGATAGCCGCAACCCACGAGAAAATCGTGGCAATGAACAAAGAGCAGACACGCAGCGAACTCAAGCGTGGCAACCACCCTCAGTTCTTCCTGATCCTAACCCTCAAGATGGTTGGGTATTCAGATGGATTAGAACTGCTACAGTAGGACAATCAGATAACCCTAATGTCTCATATAGATTTAGGGAAGGATGGGAAGCCTGTAAAGCAGAAGATCATCCTGAATTAAAGATCATGTGTGATCAAGATTCAAGATGGGCATCTGATGGATGTATTGAAATAGGTGGTCTATTATTATGTAAAGCACCTGCTGAACTCGTGAAATCGAGACAGGAATACTATGACAAGTTAGCCGTTCAGCAAGTTGAGTCTATAGATAATAACTATCTTAGAGAAAGTGATCCTAGAATGCCAATGCTAGAACCGCAAAGGCAAACAAGGACTACATTCGGTAAACATTAATTTTAATTACGGAGTAATAAAATGGCTTTAAAAGCAACCCCAATGGGTGCAGAGCCAGTAGGTACTACTTCAGCAAGTGGCTCATTTAGTGGAAAAACAAGATATATTCCAATTAAATCAGCAGAAGGCACAAGCATCTTTTATGGTGATTTTGTCAAACTTGTTTTAGCAGGAGGCGTAGTAACAGTAGCTAAAGATACTGGAACTGCAACCCTCACACCTGTTGGAATCTTTTTAGGATGTACATATACTGATCCTAACACCAAACAGACTACTTTTGCCCAATCTTACAACACATCAATTGCGGCTTCAGATATCAACGCTATCGTCTTAGACGATCCAAATGTTGAATTCAGAATGCAAGCAAATGGTTCTGTTGCAGCAGGCAAAATCGGCAGTAACGTAGCTGTGGTTCAAACCGCAGGTGCAACAGCATTAGGTAGAAGTCACAATTCTATAAATGCAGGCTCTGCCGCAGTAACTAATACTTTACCAATCCGTATACTTGGATTCGTTCAAAGTGGAGAAAGCACACCAGGAGATGCCTATACTGATCTTATTGTGAAATTCAACGCTGGAATGCATGCATACGACAAGCCTTTAGGCACATAGGAGAATAAGATATGGCGATTTCAAGAGCCCAAATGCTCAAAGAGCTACTTCCAGGTCTAAACGCTTTGTTTGGTTTGGAATACGAAGGATACGATTCAGAAGATAAAGAAATTTATGAAACTGAAAATTCTGATCGTTCTTTTGAAGAAGAAGTAAAACTCTCAGGTTTCGGTCAAGCACCTGTGAAAAATGAAGGAGCAGCGATGACTTATGATTCTGCTCAAGAATCTTTCACTGCTAGATACACTCATGAGACAGTTGCACTAGGTTTTGCAATTACTGAAGAAGCAATGGAAGACAATCTTTACGATAGTCTTTCTAGCCGATACACTAAAGCACTAGCTAGAGCAATGGCATACACTAAGCAAGTAAAAGCAGCGTTTCCTTTAAACAATGGTTTTACAAATACTTATCAGTCAGGCGATGGCGTAAATTTATTTACTGCTGTTGGTGATGGCGTAGCAGGCGGTGGTGGTCACCCTCTCGTAAATGGTGGATTCAATAGTAATCGACCTGTTACAGGAGCAGACCTTAATGAAACTTCCCTAGAAGCTGCGATCATTAACATCTCTGGTTACACTGATGAAAGAGGACTATTAGTTGCAGGTCGTGCAAGAAAACTTATTGTACCACCCAATCTAATGTTCGTAGCTCAAAGAATTTTAGCTACAGACCTAAGACCTAACACTGCTGATAATGATATCAATGCAATTAAATCACTAGGAGTAATTCCTGATGGTTATTCAGTTAATCACTATTTAACTGACACAAATGCATTCTATCTGCTAACGGATATTCCGAATGGCATGAAGCACTTTGTTAGAACACCACTAGAAACAGGAATGGATGGCGATTTCGACACAGGTAATGTGAGATATCGTGCTAGAGAAAGATATAGCTATGGCGTATCTGATCCTCTAGGTATCTATGGAAGCCCTGGTTCTTCATAGGTTCTAGACTATCAAAACTAAGTATTCCTTAAGGAATATTTATTTTAGAGGAGAAGCACTTGCTTCTCCTCTTTTTTTTGTGTAGTATTAACACTTAAATGAATCACTTGACTAACTTCGGTTAGACAACCCAACGACAAGGAGATTATATCATGGGTAGAACAACTTTTTCAGGTCCTATTAAATCAGGTCCTGTACAATCAACAACAGGAATATTAGTACAAAACGATATAGCTGACGTAGGCTTTGTAGTAACATCACAATCAGCCGCTGTGACTCAAACAGCGACAGCTCCTGCAACAACTATTATTATTCCTGCTTACAGCAGAATTTTATCAATTAAATTATTTATAACAACAGCTTGGAATGGTGCAGCTTCAACAGCAGGCGTTGGCTTTGACGATGGTACAATTGTATCACCAGTAGCCTTAACTACTGCAACTTCAGTTGCTGGCGGTACAATAGGATTGAACACCGATAATATTGAACCAGGTGCAGATGCTACTAGAACAAATAATTGGTTAAATACTGGTTCAAGCAAAAAAAGAATTAGACTTTTAAGTGCGAATGCTGGTGCAGGTGTAGGAACTCTTGTAGTTGAATACGTTCAAGCACAAAGCAAAGTATTTAGTAACTAATAACTAGGAGCATTAAATGGCTGCAACATTAAGGAAAATCCAAGATGGTAGTAATAGAGCGGTATGCGTTTTTACTAATCCTGACGCTACTGCTGAAACTAATGCAGTTAAAATAGACTTAAATGGTGGTGGTACAGGTTTAACCCTAGAAGCCAACCAATTAGGTCAAGCATGTACTAGAGTTGGTATTGAAAAAATATGGTACTCTAATATAGGTATGGGTGTTAAAATTCTCTTTAAGGCAAATTCTAATGAATTAGCTATTGAACTTAAAGAAGATTGGTCTGATGAAATATGTTTCAAAGAGTTTACTTCATTAAGAGACTCAGAGACAACAGGAACTGATGGTGACGTATTGTTCACTACAGTTGGTGCGGCAGGCAATGACACTTATACTATTATTATTTCGTTTAAGAAATTTTATGGATAAAAGATAAATATTAATTTTAGGGAGGGCTAAGTATGGGAAATCATGCTGTTAAAGACCAAGTATTAATTAATGCTTTAGATCAATTTATTACATCAGGAACACAGAAACAAGCCGCTATGGACTTAGACATGGCCTTAACTACTTATCGTTCTCACTGTACTATGGCTAAAGAAAGATGGAGTATTACTGAAGATGAGTTTTGGAATAAAGACTTTAAACATAAAGTTCCAAGCCCAGAAGATATTTTTTCTCCAAAATTTGAAAGCATTAATCCTGACGCTGAAGATGATATAGAAGAATATATTGAACATCTTACAAAAAGATTTACTAGAGCTAAGAATAAAAAAGAAAAATCTAAATGGCATAAAATTAAAATTCAAAAAAATGAACCTATAGGATTAGTTTGGTTAGGTGATCCTCATATTGATGATAATGGATGTGATTGGGTAACTCTTAGAAGAGACTTAGATATAATTAATTCTCATCCTAATATA